GTAGGGTTACCACAGGACCAAGTCGACCAGTACGTCGACCCCAACGTCATCATGATACTAAACAAAGCGAGACTTTACGACATGGGCAAAGCAGCCGCTGATCAGAAGAAGTCCAAAGCCGTTCGTGTCAATAAGTCGGCGGGTAAGAAAGTCCTTCGGTCTAGAAAAGCACCGGCAACCGATGCCGACCTAAGAGTGCAACGCCAAAGAAAGGCATCACAGAAACTTAGGTCAAATCCATCGATCTCTGGTGACTTGGATGACATAGCAGACGCCTTGATGTCGCGCTGGGAGCAATAACCCACCCCAAGACATCAGGAGGCCATTAGTATGGCTACTTATACCACCTACGATCAGGTAGGTAAAAAAGAAGACGTCAGTGACATAATCACTGATATCACGCCCACCGATACCCCATTCTTTAGTATGATCCGCAACGAGAAAGTATCGGCTCGTACATTCTCATGGTTAGAGGACTCTCTCGCTGCGGCTGCGAATAATGCGGCAGTCGAAGGGGCAGACGCATCAATGGCGACACTCACAGACGCTGTTGAACGCACTAACAACACCCAGATCTTGACCAAAGCGTTTCAGGTTTCTGCAACTGCAGACGCCATTGCAACCTACGGTCGGGCCAAGGAAACTGCGTATCAACTCGGAAAGGCTCTTAAAGAGATTAAAAGAGACCTAGAAAGAGCATACGTTGGTGTGGACAATGCGGCTGTGACTGGGACAAGCTCTGTCGCCCGTGAGATGGCTTCTGCAACTCAGCAGATCACCAACTCAACGGACGCCGGTGCTAACGCCACTGACGCACTGACAGAAGCCAAGCTTCTGACTGCTGGTCAGTCTGCGTATAACGCAGGGTCAGATCCAACAGTCTTCATGATCAAACCGGCAGACAGCCAGATTGTTGCGAACTTCGCAGCAGCCTCTGGTCGGAACCGTGAGTTTGCGTCAACGAAGTCTCTCGTTAACGTGATCGATCTGTACGTTGAAGCGGTTAGCGTACATTAAACCTAGTGAACTCAGGGGAAGCCTAAGTCATCAGATATGGTAATCCTGAGCCAAGCCCTAAAGTTTAGGGAAGGTGCAACGACTATTCCGTAAGGAAGTACACTCAAGTGAGTGGAAGCGCTAGGCACTGCAAAAAGCGGTGATGATATAGTCTCATCTCATGTGAAAACATGAGCAGCCGAAAGGCGGTCTAGTATTAACGACACTAGGCGAAGATGCCATGTAGCCCATATGGCGAATACAAGGTCGTATTGAACCGTCACCAGTTGACGACACACGCCTTCTTGATCGACCCAACGATGTGGCGTTCTTGTACGCTCCGTCCATTCTCCCGCACACTTCTTGCGAAGAACGGCGACAGCGACAAGCACTTCATCGTCGGCGAGATGTCACTGAAGCACATGAACTTCGGTGCAGATCACATGATCACAGGTCTCTCATAAGACCTGCTGACTAAGATTGAGGGTCGCCCCCACTTAAAGCACATTTCCCGCTCTCCTTTGTGTGCTTTCGAGGGGCGGCTCTCTTTACTTCTAAAAGGAGACATCATGTCAATTGATGATAAATCTGAAGACCCTATCGTAAGTGGCGATAGGGCCGATATCGAACGCTCGCTGCTTGGGGTCAACACCCAGTACCTGCAGCAAGGCGATGATGTCGTAAGGAAACACACCCAGCATATCACACAAGCTTTCCTCGATGATCTGAAGGACAGCCGCAACGCATCTGATGATGTGCGCGAGAGTGAGATGATGCGTGTCGCCAGCATCCCTGTGGCGGTCCATGAGCAATGGCTGCGCGAGGGTTTTGACCTCTATCAGGCGACAGGAGCAGAGATCGTAAAGAGGCTGAGAGATCAGAACCTCGATTACTTCATGGCAACGAACAAAAGGATTGGCTGAGATGGCATACGGATCTAAAAAGAGCGGCGGTGGCTTCAAGCCGTGCAAAACGTGTAAGACCCCCGGCACATGTCGTTTGGCTGGGAAGTGCTTGAAGAAAGAGAGCATGTGACATGTCTAAAGGTCTTTACGCCAACATCCATGCAAAACGTAAGCGTGGCGAGCCTATGCGAAAGAAGGGTGCCAAGGATGCTCCCACGGATGCTGCTTTTCGTGCAGCAGCAAAGACAGCAAAGAAAAAGCCTGCCAAGAAAAGGTATTAAGACATGAACAAAGGTGCCATCAGGAGCCACTTCAAGGCGCTCCTAAACCGCTCTGACTGTAGTGACGCTCTCGCTGACACCTTCATGGACCAGAGTATCGCACGTATCCAGAGAACACTTCGGATACCCTCGATGGAGAAGCAGGCCAGCTATACAATATCTGCATCCACGACTTTCATAACTTTGCCTGACGACTTCCTTGAGATCATTGATCTGTATTACGACAAGACAAGTCTCAGCCGTGTGCCTATGAACGAGATCCTGACGTTTAAAGACGGGGGAGAACAGGGGACACCTAAGTTCTTTTGTCGTGAAGATGAGACGCTTCTTATCTATCCGCACCCCTCCTCTGGTTCAGTCAAACTTAATTACTATGGTCAGTTCGCAAACATGACGGCTGACAGCGACGAAAACGCACTGGCACTGACATCAAGTGATCTCATTATCTACGGGATGCTGACCTATGCATCTGATTATTACTTAGATGAGCGTGGGCCTCTCTTTGAGCAGAAATACCAGATGTTCATCGCAGAGACACAAGAGCAGGCAAACGATGCAGAGACCGCTGGGACCGTCCAAGCTATGCGCCCAACGACAGCCTATGAGGACTAAACATAATGGCTAAGACGAGCTTTTTCTCAGGCACTGGCACAAACGTGACTGAAGTCGATGCTATTGATTCCATCAAGACTGAGGCACAAACTGCAGCAACCAACGCAGCCGCCAGTGCCTCTAGCGCAGCTTCGTCGGCGTCCGAAGCATTGAGCCACAAGAATGCTATTACAAGTCTCACAGTCGCCACAGGGGCGGCAGGGTCTTCTGTCATTTACGACAGTTCAACAGGTCTTCTGACAGTGCCTCGCGGCGACACTGGTGCAACTGGTGCGACCGGCGCTACAGGTGACACAGGACCTCAGGGTCCCACGGGTGCTACAGGACCACAAGGCGCCACAGGAGCTACAGGCCCTCAAGGCGATACTGGAGCCACAGGTCCTCAAGGCGATACTGGAGCCACAGGTCCTCAAGGCGCTACCGGTGCTACAGGACCTCAGGGAGCCACTGGTGCTACGGGTGCTGGCTTTACTGGGGGCAGCTACAACACCTCAACTGGTATTGTAACTTTTACATCTAATGATGGACTAGGGTTCTCAACAAGCGACCTCAGAGGGGCTACAGGAGCCACTGGCGCGACCGGTGCAACAGGTCCTCAGGGTCCCCAAGGTGATACTGGAGCTACGGGTCCCCAAGGTGCGACCGGTGCTACAGGACCTCAGGGGGCTACGGGAGCTACGGGGGCGACAGGTCCTCAAGGTGATGCATTTACTTACAGTGATTTTACTGCAGCACAGTTGGCTGCGCTGACAGGACCTACAGGTGCTACGGGGGCCACTGGAGCTACTGGTGACGGCTTTACTGGGGGCAGCTATAACACCTCAACTGGTATTGTAACTTTTACATCTAATGATGGACTAGGGTTCTCAACAAGCGACCTTCGTGGGGCCACAGGTGCGACAGGTGCCACAGGTGCTACCGGAGCTACCGGTCCTCAAGGAGCTACCGGTCCTCAAGGAGCTACAGGTGCTCAAGGAGCTACAGGCGCTACCGGCGCTGGCTTCACTGGTGGCAGCTATAATACATCCACAGGTATTGTAACTTTCACATCTGATGATGGTCTTGGTTTTACTACAAGCGACCTTCGTGGAGCTACAGGTGCTACGGGTGCTACAGGGGCTACTGGAGCTACAGGTCCTCAAGGTGCCACAGGTGCTACCGGAGATGGGTTTACTGGTGGTAGTTATAACACCTCAACAGGTGTCGTCACTTTCACATCTGATGATGGTCTTGGTTTTACTACAAGCGACCTTAGAGGAGCTACAGGTGCGACAGGTGCCACAGGTGCTACAGGCCCCCAAGGTGCAACAGGTGCGACAGGTGCCACAGGTGCTACCGGAGATGGGTTTACTGGTGGTAGTTATAACGCCTCAACCGGTGTCGTTACTTTCACATCTAATGATGGACTAGGGTTTAGTACAGGTGACATTAGAGGTGCTACAGGCGCTACAGGTGCTACAGGACCTCAGGGTGACACAGGTGCGACAGGGGCTACTGGCCCCCAAGGTGCAACAGGCGCTACAGGTGCAACTGGCGATGGTTTTACCGGCGGGAGCTATAACACCTCAACCGGTGTTGTTACTTTTACATCTAATGATGGACTAGGGTTTAGTACAGGTGACCTTAGAGGGGCTACAGGGGCCACCGGTGCAACTGGAGCTACAGGGCCTCAGGGTGCTACAGGTGCGACAGGGCCACAAGGAGACACAGGGGCTACTGGCGCTGCTGGTACTGCAGCCACGATATCTGTTGGTACAACCTCAGTCAGTGGCCTGTCTGCTGGTTCATCCCCAACGGTGTCAATCAGCAACTCTGGTACATCATCATCAGCCACTTTTGATTTTACTTTTGGTGTCCCTGCCGGTGCTACGGGTGCTACGGGTGCTACTGGTGCAACCGGGGCTACAGGACCTCAGGGTCCTGCAGGGGCTGATGGGGCCGATGGGTCTGATGCGACTGTAAATGCAACAAACGTGGCGGCGGCTGGCGCTGCTATGACTGCAAATAACCTGTCTGATCTGGCTAGTGCAGCCACCTCAAGAACCAACCTTGGTCTGGGTACAGCAGCGACCGCTGCAACGACTGACTTCGAACCTGCTGGCACAAGTGTGGCACTGGCAATTGCGTTAGGATAAAAACAAATGGCAAACATATTCAAAGTTGTAACCAAGGCAGGGGTGACAACGCTTGACGACATCTACACTGTAGCTGCCTCTACAACCACAGTTGTTATTGGTCTTGTCTTAGGGAACACCACAGGCAGTCAGGTAACAGCTACCGTCACACTGTCATCTGACACCGCTGGTCGTGCAGGTAACAACGACGAAGCTAACCAAGACGTAGAGATTGTTACCTCAATACCTATTCCAGCCAACTCTTCTCTGTCTGTCCTAGACGGTAAGATCGTCATGGAAGCAACGGACATCCTTAAAGTCTCAGCTTCTGGTGCAACTGATGTTATCCTGAGTATCTTGGAGCAAACCTAAT